CCGAACGCAAGCCATTTACCGACCGCCTCCGAACACACCTGAGCCGTGGGGTTTTTCTTGAGGTCTTGTTTCGCATATAAACCTTTCGCTTTGATCTTGCGATCTTTCGTCACAGCAATATAGTTATTGACGTTGCCTATTGCTAAGACTCGGTAGGGAGTGTATTCAAACTCGAACCTGCTAATATCGGAGAATTGTCTAACCACTCTTTCAATTTCGCTGTAGTCATCTTTACTGACTCCGATAGCGATTCCGTCCGTGTTAGCTGATAACGTTGTCGCTCCAACTTCCTCAAGTCGTTCAATGAGCGATAGAAGGGAAAGTTGTCCTGTAAGGGTGATGGCGAGGGCAAGGTCTGGTGAGTAAAGCGGAGACCATCGACTGGCTGTTTTGCCGAAGGTTCCGTTGAGGCTGATCTTGAGGACTTCGCTAATCGCCTTGTCTCCGCTTCTCTTCGCTTCGAGGCGGCGAGTATAGATAGCACGATATTCGTCGATAAACCTTTGCCCAGTGTTCTTGGGAATAAGGTTACAGTTGATGATGATGGACGGGTAGTACGACGCCGCGTCAATATCGGTAATGATATAGTCTTTGTTGGCGACATGACAAACTCCTTTATCGTGTGTAGAATGCAATCCTCCAACACCAAGCTGGTAGGAGCCATTGTTTATTTTTACTTTCTCTTTACCCAGGAAATCCGGCAATATGACGTGCCCGGTCTTCTGGTTCATTATGTACTCTGTTTCTACAATACGTTGCGCTAGGTCTTTCAGGTGCTGAGCTTTGAACTCAATGAAACTCGGCATTTCGTAGCTGATTGAATACGGTACTCTTGCTTTTGTCGATTTGATATTCAGACGCTTTACAAACGATGCCTCAGCCATTTGCGTATCAGACTTGCTACGAAGGTCCAAACCGTATTCCTTCGACATCTTAGTGCGTAGCGTGAGTGGCTCTTCGAGAGCTTTAAAGAGTGCCTCCGTTGTGTCCAAATCATTGATACAATACTCCTGTACCATTGCGAGTTGATCTTCAGTAATAACTGCATCATGAGGAAAAGGTAAATCCTTGAGCCAACGCATGTGAAGTTTGGCGCCATAAGCCTTGAGGCTACAAAACGAAGGAGCCACTTCAATCAAGTCTATGTGGTCAATCTTAAGCTCAGGTATTCCATACTTCCTGTACACCTGCCAAGGCTGAAGCTCTTCTTCAATGATCTCGTTAGCTATCCGCTTCAGTTTTTCTTGAGGGTTCCCGGCGATGGCCGCTGCGATAACAGGTACGTCGAACTTGATACCGTTGAAGCTGATAAACTGACAACCACTCTGCATGACTTCACGTAGCCGGGGTATAAAGTCCTCCTCATGACCCCAAATCACGATAACATTTCGATTCTCAATAACGCGTCCGCAGAACAAGAACACGTTATTAAATATCTCAATATCGAATATGATTGTCTTGCTCATTATCTGTCCTGGTCAGGGTTATAATCGCAAAACTCTTCGTCGGTATCGTACCTAACCATCGCCACAGGATCGCCGGCAGTGAAGACGTGATGAAATGGCGGAGGTTGCACTTCCTTTTCGTTTATTTCCAATTTAAGCAACTCTACTTTTTTCTGAAGATAGTGTATTGCTTTCTCAACGTCTTCAATCTTCTTAGCTTCGTCACCCTTACGACCAAGACGCCAAAGATATTTGGTTGCAGCTGAAACAAAATAACACCAACCAAGTTCATACGCAATATCCCAGTGGTCAGGAATGTTTTTGTTTTTATAATGACCTCCGCCTACCTGCTTGCTATTCGCGTTCATTTCAATGCCTCCAAATATCGATTATGAATAAGGTCAAACAACTCGCGTTCCAAACCGCTCAACACGAAAGCTTCGGCGTAAGACTTGTAACGCTCGTAGACAATCTGAATGCCTTTGTTACCAAGTTCGCGTTCCCGGACGCAAAACATAGCGCCTTGGGCAATATCAGCGAGCTTGAGAATACGAGCTTCGAATGGCTCTAAATCGACTTCAAATCCAACAGCTTCCAACAACCTTGCTTCTAGTGCATTAACTTGATCACCGATTCCGTACTCACGCTTTGCGGGTGAAGGGATGTCACCGAGCTGGAACTCCGCCAAATCATGAATCAACGCGCCTTCCAGTAAACTAGCAGATGGGTTATGACAAAGCATAAAACACATCATCGCCACGCCGTGGGAGTGATGACCTACAGTTTCCGTCTGCAGCGTTCTTATGGTGTGATACCGAACTGTTTCACTTCCTGAGACTATGAACTTCAAACGATCTTTCATGTTATTTCCTTTAAGTTATGGGATAATTATATACTAAATTAGCGTTAAGGGCTAGTTAGAATAATTTCAATTGAACTCCTTTCGCATTCTCTCGACGATCAATCCATTGTTCAGTAGCGAGCCTCCAGTCATCGGCTTGAATCTTTGCCGCCCAGACTCTACCGTCTCCTGCTTTATCTTTACGAGTCTTGCTGACCATTGCCATTGGATAAGCAACTTCTTTAAAAAACGAGTGATAATAGGAGTTTTCATAAAATGGGTCATCGCAAAACAATTCGCAGTCATTCAGGAATTCAACGTGATCGTTGTCGTCCATAATCGGTCGCGGTTTGATTCCTCTTCGGTACTCGTCGTAATCCGACGGATCAGGAGGAGTGTTCAAATACTTCTGAGCGTCATAAACTTGCTCGCCGTACAGATGTAGGTTGTTTGAGAATTGACGATAAATACCCATAGGTACGCCGACCGCACTCGCTACGAATTCTTGAATAAAGCTGAAATGCACAGCGTTAGCTCCAAATGCCCCCCACCAAAGATCGTTACTTCTACAGCAAACAGTTAAATTTAAGCGCCCTCCTCGTCTATCAAAATAAAGTTGAGTATTACAAGCATGGTCTTTAGAAGTTTGATTGGATAGGTCGCGAGCATCGTATAATTGAATAACACATCGCCTTGTGTTTGGATCACGTTTTAACAATCTAATAGCTTCGACGAGCTGATCTTCTCCCCAATGATGACGCATACGGTATCCGTAAGCTGCGTTAAAGTTTTCACCGTCATCGCTGTATGCGTTTATTCGAGAATTGAAAGTTTTTACAAACTCAACATCTCTTCTACCAGCTAAAATCCACAGACATTCTAGCGTGTGAAATATTGGTGAAGCATCTCTTTCCGACCAAAAAAGTACACGTTCTTGTGGTTTTTCATAGGTTGTTATTACGGGTTCTGGGAAAACTATAACTGAACCGTTTCTAGATTGTTCTTTTACACCACAAACTTTTAAACACCAAAGAGCTTCTGATATAGCTTGATTTACGTTTCTTACTTTAAATTCCATTATCTTTTTCTCCTCAAATGAGATTCGCTTATTTTTCGTCTAGTTTCTTCTGAAAGAACCACCCCTTTGCGCGGGGAAGGTACGCCATACATTGGATTCTTTTCTCCAATTTTTGCTTTACTTATATTTCTCTTAGCTTCTTCTGATAACTTTCTACCTATCCCAGCTTTTGATATTTTTATCTTTGTTTCATCATTATGTAGTAAACCTAGTCTTCTTTTATTACCAATCAGTTTTTCTGACATCTTTCTTCTTGTTTCTTTTGGTAAAGGTTTTCCAATTTTAGCCTTGCGTATGTTTTCCAACCCTTGTTCAGTGTGCATACCACTATATCCTCCAGAACCTGGAACAATATTAAACCTAGGAGAAAACCTTATAATCATCTCTTTTTCTAACAATTTTGCCTCTTCTCTATTGATAGCTTTTATAACTTCAGTTGTGATTTTTGAAATCCCGCCAATAGAAATAACATAATCAAACATCTTTAAATTACGTCGTTTTAACACCAATTCTGTGCAAACACCTCTTCTATTTTTACCGCGACCTATATAAATAATTTCTTCTAAAACTTTCCAAATATAGACATACTGTTGCTCTATGTCAGCGAACGGTCTTTTTCTCGGCATCCCCATAACAATCTCCTTAAAGTATCCAATTATACTCCAAAAGAAGTCAAAAACCTATTAAAAAGCTATCTCAGGCTTGTAGATAGAGCGCGGGCGACCTTCTCCATACAAAACTCGCCACATCTTATCGCACTCACACATCACGTTTTGAACATTGTGTAACGAAAAACAATCAATATCTAATTCTGATTGTATTGTATCCATCACCTCTATCAACCTACGATTAAAATCTCCTTGAAACCACCGTTGTTGTAAATGTAGTCCGTCTAACCTAGATAACCCACGCTGACTTCCTGGCCCAAGCGGTGCCCAAGTTTTGAGGTCAATAGCTTTACAAAGTGGTTCGACATAACTTAAATCAGCACAAACTTGACCACACATAAAGGGTTGCCAACCATATGCCCCAACCATCGCATTGAAGGCGTTTTCTAATCTATTAGACGCTATAGCTTTGCGTATATTATAGGCGCGATTTTTTAATGGTGCCAAAATATGTTGGGCAGTGGCAGCGCCTTTAGCTTGCCCGGCGATAACTTTAGCTGGGAAGGTCATGTAAGACCCAGCCCAAGCCTTACCTCCGGCTCGAGTCACGTCGTCAATACATTCGCCGAACTTTTTGTAATCAAAGTCTTCTACACGGCTCGGCACCAACCCTTCCGATAGTAACTCGTGTAACATAGGTGGCCAATTGACGTAACGAGCTATTGCAGAAATAAACCAGATGTCGTCATCTTCAGGTGACGCGTGAACGAGCATGTTATCTATAATCCACTTAGACACTCGATCATCTTGACGCCGCACATTGCAGAATTTGTATTTAGAAAGTATTGGGTCAGTGGTCAGTTCTCCTTTATAATTGTTCTCTTTGGCGATGCGAATAGTCTCACGCTCCCAAACCCAGTATAGAACGTGTTCTAAGCAGGGAGACTCATTAGACTCTGGTCTTGCGAATGTGTTGTGGTCGATCACAACGTTTTCCCCGAACTTGCAAATGCCTTCTTCCACTGAATCATCACGTCAGTTCGTGTTCCACCACCCCAAGCGCCCTTCGTGGTCTTTTGAACCAAGCTAACGAAGTCAGGATGTAGTTCTTTTAAACGTCGGGCACCTGCCTCGTGGACTTCCATAGTGCGATACAACGAACACCCGCCAGCTGAATTGGAGCTACCTTGCCCTTGAATGTATTTGTTTAGCACCACGTTAGGGTATCCGGCTCGAAGGAGCTGCAAAGTGACGTCAAAGTCCTCCATTACGGGTATGCGATCAAACCTCACCTTCGCTTCGTGATACATAGTGCGATTCAACGCCATCACACGCATCATTCTTGTGTTGAACATTACTTTTTCTGTGTGACGATTACCACCTTCCCTTGGGCAAACGCCGACATGCGCGTAGGTGTCCAAGGAAGCTTCGATCACCTGAAACATTTTCGACACGTGGGGTGGCTCCGCTGTGGTGAACTTATTGGGTTCATCCTCACGACGAAGATCAAATCTCAAATCGTCATCCAGCATACACACTTTTTCATCGTCGCAGGTACCCATCACTTTGAGCTTCCACAAGGCTTCTGACAACGCCTCATTAACATTTCTGACAATTATTTCCATGTTACTCTCCTGTTAAAAAGCAGTTTCTGGTTTGTAAGTAGCTCTTGGACGACCTTCGCCGTACAACACACGCCAATATTTGTCCATCTCGCACATCACGTTTTGAACGTCATGTAAAGTTAAGTCAGTGATATCCAACTTTTCGTGTATTTCATTTTTTACAGCAATTAATGTCTCGTTGAATTCATCTTGTTTCCAAGTTTGCTTTAACGGTTTTTTGCACAACCTATTTAAGCCGCGTTGGCTACCTGGCCCCATAGGAGCCCAAGTATTTTGATCTTTTAGATCATAAACGTAGGATAAATCAGCAGCAATTTGACCTGACATAAATGTACCAAAACCGTGGCAATTCGAAATTTCTGTAATAATATTCTCCACAGACTTAGACTTTACCGCTGAACGAATATTTTCACGACTATTCACCGATGACATTAGATATTCTGCAACTGCTCCTGACTTGGTAGGGTATTTTCCATCAGCTCTAACCATGTAAGCCCCCGTCCAAACCTTACCCTCGTCGGTCGCGATACCGTCAATGATATTACAAAATAACTTGGAATCAAAATCTTGCGCCTTAGAAAGAATCGCACCCTCTGATAAAAGCTTAAAAAGCGTAGGTGGCCAATTTACAAAACGTGCGATTGCTGAGATAAACCAAATATCATCTTCGTCCGGTTCGGCATGTACTAACATATTTTCTATGATCCATTTAGACACTCGGTCATCTCGTCGCCTAACGTTGCAAAACCTATATTGTTTAAAAATTGAATCCTCAGTTAGATCACCTTGATGTTTATTATCTTTAGCTATGCGAATCGCTTCGCGTTCCCACACCCAATACAGTAAATGTTTAATACTTGTCGATTCGCTCGATTTCGGCGAAGCAAACGGATTACAATCTATCATTTCATCAACTCCTGTTTTGGTAACTGTAAATACTCGCAAGCTATGTTGAATGCTTCTTGTTGCGATACTACGCGTGAATCCATACCCCATTCTTTCAAAACTTCGGCGGCTCTAGTTACCGCTTTAACTTTCGGCAACAATGACCTCTCAGGATCAAACGGCTTTTCGTTGCCTTTAGCCAGTCTGCGTGATAATGTTTGAGCAACACACTGCTCCGGAGGGGTACTCAAAGTCAATACATGAAACTCAGAATTATGACAAGCGTCGGCTATATCCTTGGTCAAAGTTTGCAGCGTACTCAATATAACGCCCTCCAAAACTACGTGAGCGTGATCAGCAACCTCGGCAACCGCTTCTACTAGGTTCCTAACCTTATGAACCGTATCAACACCGCCGTTCACCGCTGAGTATCTACCGACTACCGCTACGAAATCACCGCTCGGAGCTTGATGAATTTGCATAGGTACGCCGTTTGCTGTTATGAATTCCTTCACAAACTTGAGCTTTTTCATAACAGCTCTGGCTAGAGTCGTCTTGCCGCTACCGTTAGTACCTCTGAAGTTGATAATATGATTCATGACAGTTGCTGTAAAAACAGCTTAGCTTGATACGCCGCCAGAATGGTGCCATTTTTAGCTCCTCCGGAAGACACCCATAAGTTGTCGCTCAGCTTTTTGAAGTATCCGTTTTTGTGACCTTTGATGTACGGTCGCATACCAACCAGCGCGTAGTCTAAATCCTGAGTCAAGCCCTGTTTGCTTGCTCTTTCCAAGCTTTGGTCGAGTCTTTCAGACGTGTTCCAATTCTTCTCCAATATCGCAGTTCCGTCTCCAAACCAAACCTCATCTGGTTTCCAATTAAAACTCACCGCTTGACGATAAGGTGCCCAAACGTGAATCTTAGGCTGAGCTTTCCCGGTAAAAACACAAGCGGCTCCGACTAATCTTGAAATACTATCCATCGCAACTAGCGTATCGCTCCAAACGCCAGCGGCCACTAAAACTTTACCTGTAAATGTACCCGCTGTGGTTTCGACAATATTGTCCTTGATTGACGTAACCGTTGCCAACACGTCGGGTTGAATTAAGATCGTCGTAGGATCAACGTGAAACACATCTGCTGTTACTCCTGGTAGGTCGGTCTTGAACGTAATGGTATTAACGTCATATAGTTCGTTCAGAACGCTCATGCCTTCTGTTCTCGCTTGCTTTGACAATCCTTGTAACCAGCTAGGCTTGATAAGACAGGCTGCTGGAGCGCTGCCGGAGTATCCTCTGTTGTCGTCAATAACAGTAACGCTGTGTCCGTTCTTTTTGCACAACGCAGCCGCCATACTTCCGAACAATCCTGCTCCAACTATAATCACGTCACTCATATAACCCCCAATTCATTTACTTTTAACAACAGCTTCTCAGCCGTTTTACCCCATCCAACGAGACCGTCTTTTATGTCTTTCGTATCCTTGCCTAGAGGGTAATGACCCCCAATGTGCGACTTCCACTTACACAAAATCGTTTCTACTTCCTGTATATTACAGGCTCTGTCGTGATACGGAGGAGCGTCGAAAGAACTAAAGTGGCTCAACAGTTCGTTCACAGCGATGTTAAATTGATCTTTGGTGATTTTAGCACGTTTATCTCCGGTTACGTACAGCGAAACAGCCATTGACGGATCACGATACATGTCTAATGAGCAGTCTGAAAAATCCACCGGAACACCTAAGACCCTTTCGATCATGTCTGCAACTTTCCAACTAATCCATGGACCGAACTGAGGTAGCTTCATACATCTGTCTTTAATATGCTGAAAACTGTCTCCGTCTCCCATGAGCCAATCAACAATGTATTCAGGAGACTTAGCGGACATCACGTTGATCGCGTCTAGGGCTTTTTGTCCTCTGAAATGTCGCCGCTCTACCCCGCGAGGCCATTTTTCATCATAAGCGTAGCGACAAGCAGCCCAAAAATCCGTAGCTTCTGAAATCCTACTGGATACACCAGCGTGATAAAACATCCAGTACGCCAACAGCCATCTTTTGGTTTGAGGGTCGCTCATTTCTGAGCCTTTTAGCATGCAATAAATAGGGTCGAGGTCTTTCGTGTGTAAAAGAGCCTCTCCGAAATGAAATATGTTCATTTGTAGCCTGCTTGAGAAATACCGTTGAACCCGTTGTAATTACCCACGGTACGGTAGCTATCGTTTTCGGAAACCGCTTTACCACGCAGAAACACTAACTGTCCGATTCTATCACCTTTTTGTAATCTTATCACGTGATTTTGAGTCATATTTTTGAACTCTAGCGTCAGCGAACCATTGAATCCCGGATCAACCCATCCTGCATCTAGGTGTTCCAAACCGATGCGCCCCATACTAGACTTGATGCGAAATAACGCGGCTACGTCGTCAGGGAAATCGCATTTCTCAATCGTATGTGCTAGGAAAAACGCCCCAGGATTGATAAAAACCCCCTCTTTGGGTATTTCTATTTCATGCATCTGTAGCTTATCTCGTAATTTGTAATCAACCATGTGTGTTCCGATGGTCTTTTCAATCATTATCGTGTCGCCGAGCCTAACGTCTAGTGACGCCGTATTGATACAGCTTTCGTCGTAATCCTTCATGTAACCTAGATCGCAAAACGCTTGAATTTCTTGTTTGTTTAGATACATTATTCAGCCAACCTTTCTTCTTTGTTAAATTGAGTCACACGTACCACGATAGAGGCGCCAGAGGTATAGCAAGACTCGAACTGTTCCGGAGTCAGCAACTTCTTAACTTTATCAGGAGTCAGCGACTTACGAGCCTGGAGAGCTACCGATACATAACCCAAGTGACCAGGATGAGAACCTTCGCCCAATGCAACGATTTGCTCTTTGAGTTTGTCTTTGGTTTTCTCTAGAGCTTTGATCTGTGCATCGATAGAAACCAGTTCATCAACCAACGAGTAGATTTGTTTTGAGTCCATTTTGAAGCTCCTTTACGTTATGAATTATCAAGCTATGAACTTATTTTAGTTTAGGTTAGCGCGGAAGTAAAGAATTATTTTTGTCATCGCTTCATCCTCTTAAGAACCTCAGTCACCCCCGCAAGTATTACACTGAGATAGCCACATGCTCCCATCTCTTCAGCCACTTCATCAAGTACCTTATTCCTAAACGCCTCAAGTGCCGATGTGTCGTCGGTGCGGGTAACTATGTCTTGTATCTTTGGGAAATCCACGTTCTTCCAATCTGGATCGTTCATAAACTCGCTATCCCAATTGTTAGCCCACGAATAAATCAGATCAAACGCCTCACGCAATTCGGCAATCCGGGCATTCTTTTCAATCCCTTGGTTAAGAAGCCTCACCTCTTCGTGCCTCAGTTTGCTGCATTCTTTCTCAAGCTCCATAACTTTGGCGTGTTGTACCTGCCAATCGGTAGAAAGCTCTGCAACCTGCTTGCGTAGGGATTCGATAGTGTCTGCGGCGGATTTCCAAGCATCATGTTGAGCAAGTCTTATTTGAGTCATAATCCCGTTATCAAACTCACCACAATCCATACGTTTTATTGAGTCCGCCCATGACTCTTGGTAGTCCCTTAACCTATCAACAATGTCGCTCATGTCTCAATCTCCAATGCTTTTGTAGAGTGGTTGTACCTTAGCGTGCGGGCTTGTAGGGATTCGATTTCAGCAGTGTGCCTATCATTCCAAGTCGATAGGTCATCAAGAGCCGCTGCCGCTTCTTTCGGGTTTTCATATACCCAGCACCAGTCATAGCTCATAACTTATCCCCTTGCATTTTTCTAGCGGCATTCCAATAATCAAACGCATCACCCATCGCCCCTTCGGGCCAACTGGCTTTCAGGGCTTGTTCGTAGCACTCGATCTGCGCCAGTAGGGATTCGACTTGCCTACGTAGGGAATCCACTAAATCTTGAGCGGCATCTGTGTTATCCATTGATTCTTTAAGAGCCTCTAGCAGGCTTGGTGGGTATGTTTTTACTTCACTCATTCTTCAATCTCCAATGCTTTTGTAGAGTGGTTGTACCTTAGCGTGCGGGCTTGTAGGACTTCAACTTGATTAGCTAGGTACTCCACTGCACCGTTTGGTATCCAGTTACCACTCCCATCTGAGTACCCTAGTTCTCTGGCTTGTGCTGCATATCCATCGATTGAGTAGATCATTCTGTTATCTCCAATGCTCTGATTGCTTTATCTAGTTGCAGAAGGTCATAGTTATCTGCTGCGTATCCAATCCAGTACTTAGTTGACGCCTCAATCCCCGCGTTAAATGCTGCTTTGTAAAAGGCTTCAACATCGAAGTTATCAAACTTAAATACGCCACCGTCCTCTGAATCAAACCCACACTCTTCAGCCAGCTTCAGTATTTCAGGTTTCATTTCTTTCTCTCCTGCACGACTATGTAAAGACAACCTATGGCGAACAGAATTAGAAGAAGTGTCAATCCACCCAGAAACTCAGCAATAGGGCGGATAAACCACATCCAAAAGGCGTTCATGATGTTCCTTTCGGTGCTGCGGGTACGGGGTGAGTTGCTTTGTATAGTTCCTCGTATTTCGCATACAGCTTCGCAACATCGCGCAAAGCTAGTGTGTCGTAGTCTGGATGTATCGACTCCCCTTCTTTCCAGTAACCAATGGCAGCAGCGCTTATCCCTGCCATCTGCATGCGGTACTGCTCAATGTCGTGCAGCACTGGTACAGCGGGTGCGGGGTGCAGGTAAAGTGGCATGGCGTACTGAGCCTCAGAAACTACTGGTGCGTATTTAATGGAGAATTTTGAATCGTCATCTTTCCACCGTATATCCCAAGCCACCGGCTCTTGCAGCTTCTGGACTTCAGCGAGTAAGCGACGGGCGAATTCAGTAACCTCGCTAATCAGTATTCCCGTTTCGTGGTCACATGGTTCGCTAAAGATAAATCCGTTAGGCATACCCTCTGCAACACGAATAGCTATTTCATCCAAGTTCATTGTGGTTTCCTCCCTTCCTCGTATGTTTCCCGTTCATCCATACTGTTGTGAATAACGATGCAGTCAATGTCGTCGTACTCAGGGTTGCACCAACATTCACCATCCGTAATGTGTTCTCGTAGGTCATTAACAGGAACAACATGCGTTAGCAGGTGGGCATCGCTGCCATCAGATAGTGTGTCAAAGGTCATTTCACTTCCCCTTTTTCAAATGCTTCGTAGGCGGCTAGTGCGTCATGGCATTGTGTCCAAGGTTGAACTTTCCTCATCTCTGGTGGAGTCTCCATGAAAACTAAACTAAGATTCAAAGCCTCATGCTGCAATCGTACTAAGGCGATAAGTTGCTTGATGGTTTGTGGACTAGTTGCGTTATAAAACTGCGTAGAGAAGAAATGCAATCTTCCCTTTGGGTTTGTTATCTCTTCCCTTGCTGCATCAGCCAGTGCTTCCAATTCGTCTAGGTTCATGATGTTCCTTTCGGTGCTGCGTTGAGCATTCGTTCGTAATCCATTTCTCCTATCATTCCTTCTACCAACATATGTGTAGTTGGCTCAATCGGTACGAGTTGCCAGCCGCCATTCGCTGCTGGATCAGTAGCTACTTGGATGTTCCAACAGATTAAATCGTTGAGTTTTTTCTTTGCTTCGCCATAAGTATCGGAAGCGTTGGCTACTCCAAGATGGCTAGACACCATCGCTTCATCTATTACTCGCATCCAGCCTTCAGGTACAGCGGGTGCGGGGTATAGTAAATGCGGTATTTGCTCGCCAGCGATAAGAGCTTTAAGGTTCTCGTCCATTTGCTTGGGACTTAGCGTATTTGGCACATCCGATTTCTCAAGTTCTGCGATGGCGTCTTCCAATTCATCAGCGATTTCAGCAATGTCAGGGTCAAAGCAATACCCCTCTTCGTCGAATGAGTTACCCTTTAATGACTGGTGGGCTTTCTTCAATGTGTCGATGATGTTCATTTGCTTATTTCCTTTCTGATGGCTTCGGCGCATTCATCTGCATTTAAGTAGCAGTCATACTTACTTCCGTCATAATGCGCATACTTCTCTTCACAAATCTTCGCCGCGTGTTGCAAGGCGGCTTCAAATGCCGCTTTGCATGCGGTGCGGTAGCTCTCTCTTGCTGTGTGGGTGTGTGTTTCCCACCACTGTTCAAAGGCGGTCATTTCGACTCCCATTGCTTACCTGACATACCGCACGCTGCAAACCACTTTTTCTCGCGTTCCTCACGGCAAGACGATCCTTCAAATACCTGCTGCGATAAAGCCCACGAGTCTTTTGCATTTACAAATTGATTGGTACAGCGCAGATTCCAGTTTGAATTCTTTTCAGGGTTGGAGTATTTACAATAGGTGCATAGCTTTATTGGTGTCATGGTTTCAACACCTCCGCGCTCTTGAGTTCCCCTGTCTCGCCGTCGAAAGTGAGTTGGAGATTGTCGGGCGCATCACTACAACACCAAATGCTCCTCAAAGTCCCCCCTTGAATAACAGATACTCTCCTAACCACATCCGGCTTTGGTTCGGGTTTGATGCGGTAGGTGAACTCATGGAAATTAAATACTGGTTTGCATGGTCGCCAACTTTCGTCGTAGTATTTGTACTGAATATCCATCCCCGCGATGGCCGCTTCGATAATCTCTTTCATTTCTTGTAGTGTGTTCATAGTGGTCTCCTACGTTTATTCGATCTGACAGTGCCGTAGCCG